CTCCAAGAAGATTGGATATGCTCTTGCTCAGAAGTATGACCGTTTAGTATTCAGAGCAATCGCTCGTGGTGCTAGGGCTGCTTCACCAATCACTAAGTCAGGCTTTGTCGAGCCCGGCGGTACACAGATCAGAGTTGGTACAAACAACCAAGCTTCTGACGCTTACAACTCTACATTCCTAATTAACGCTTTCTACGATGCAGCTGCTGCACTCGACGAGAAAGGAGTTTCTACTGATGGAAGAGTAGGTGTACTTAACCCAAGACAATACTACGAATTAATACAAGCTGTTGGTTCTAACGGACTTGTAAACAGAGACGTACAAGGTACAGCATTACAGTCTGGTAATGGTATCATTGAAATTGCAGGCATCAAGATCTACAAGTCAATGAACATTCCATTCTTCTCAAGCTATGGTACTAAGTATGGATCTGCATCTGCAACTAACCCCGGTGTAACAAGCCCCGGAAACGTAGGTTCATTCGTAGGTGAGGCAGTAGAAGATGCTGCTAATGATGTAACCGGCATCAATAACGAATACGGTGAAGAGACTGAATTTGCAAACAGCTGCGGACTTATCTTCCAGAAGGAAGCTGCAGGCTGTGTAGAAGCAATCG